ATTTTAATATTAGAACGTAGAGTACAAAAACTAAAACAGAAATAACATGACAGACGAAATTTTAAGAAAATCAATACAAGGGATTTTAAGATATGCAACCACTCATGACCAAAATTTTAATTCTCCAAGAATAGGGGCAATAGATAGAATTGTAAAAGTGTGCTTGCAATATCACGACGAGAAAACAGATGTATAAATTTAAATGTCCAAAATGCAATAAAGAGCATGAAACTATAACCGTAGTTACAAAGTACGTGCCTATCCTTGGAGCCATCTTAGATATAAAATGTAATGATTGTGATGAGTATATGACACACATAAACCCTATGGAAGGCGCACCTAAATTCTATCAAAAACCAACATAAGATGACTGAATTACAACAATCAATACTAGACCAGCGCACACTACAATACGGAGCGCACAGAGATTTAACACCAGGCACACAGAGCCTGCTATATACCTTAGCCTGTGTAGAAGCTGAGGAGCAAACCCTACAAGAGTATTGCGATACTAACGGCACATGCTATGATGTGATAGGTAAGAGCGGAGATACATATAGCCGCATGCGCCCAGAATGGCAACAGCTTAAAGAGGCTAGAATGAGAAAACAAGCTATAATTGCTAGGCTAGAAAACTGGTTAGGAGAGGCAGCGCCAAAAGATGATGAGGTAGGTGAATACTTTAGCAAATGAAAACATGTACTAGCATATCCGGAGGCCAAAGCTCTGCATACATAGCAGCTAACTATCCTACAGATTACAATATTTTTGCGCTAGTAACTATAGAAGATGCAAAGTGTGCGCCTAAAGATAAAAAGCTGGTGCAGCTAGTTAGTGATAAAATAGGGCGGGAGTTTATAGCTACAGCTGAGGATGACACAATACTTCACACTATTCTAGATTTAGAGCAGTTTATAGGTAAAGATATAGTATGGCTAGCTGGTAAGCCATTTGATAAATTACGCAAAAGCAGTTTGCCCAATATAGCTTGGAGGCATTGTACAGAGTTAATGAAAATCAAACCTATGTTTGACTGGTGGAAAGCAAACTTTGAAGAACCTATAGAAATGCGCATAGGATTTAGGGCCGGCGAAAATAAAAGAGCTAATAATATGCTAGAGCGCTGTAACAAGGATGGTTTAAGAGCCTATAACAAAACGTTCTGGCAAAAACCCATATTTCCAATGATAGAGGATAATATACATAGAGATAAGGTTGTAAACTTTTGGAGAGGTAAGCCAGTAAGATTTGCAACTCAAAATAATTGTGTAGGTTGTTTTCACAGGAACCCATTAACACTACGTAAAATGTTTGAACTACACCCCAACAAAATGGAATGGTTTATAGATATGGAAAAAATAAAAGGCGCACAATGGAAAAGCGAAATATCATACAAGGAAATAAAAGCCCACAAGCCACAGCATGAGATAGACTTTAATGATTGGAGCTGTGACACAGGTTACTGCGGCCTATGAGCTACTACTACGACGAAAAGAGCGCAGAGCGCGCAGTAACTTTTATAGAAAGGTTTTGCACTCACGTTAAAGGCGAGCTAGCTGGACAGCCTTTTATATTAGAGGACTGGCAGAAAATTGATATTATACGGCCTTTATTTGGCTGGAAAGCTAAAGCAACAGGGTTACGAAAATATAGAACCTGCTACGTAGAAATACCGCGTAAAAATGGAAAGTCTAACCTTGCAGCAGCTATAGCGCTTTACTTACTTTTTGCAGATGGCGAGCCAGGAGCAGAAATAATAAGCGCCGCGGGTGATCGTGGACAAGCAAATATTGTTTTTCAGATAGCAAAAGAGATGATAAGCAACAATAAACACCTGCGAGCTAGGGCTAAGGTGCTTAGAAATATAGTTGAACACAAAGGCAGTTGGTACAAGTCGATAAGTGCAGAGGCTTACACAAAGCACGGCCTTAACTGTCATGGTATTATTTTCGATGAGCTACACACACAGCCTAATAGAGAGCTTTACGATGTTTTGACTACTTCGGTAGGCGCAAGGCGGCAACCTGTCATAATGAGCCTTACAACGGCAGGCCATGATCGTTCTAGTATATGTTACGAAATGCACGAATACAGCGAGGCAATACTAAACGGATCTATAGTAGACGAAACATTTTTACCTGTACTGTACAAAGCTGATGCAGATGATGACTGGACAAGCCCAGAAACTTGGAAAAAAGCAAATCCAGGCTACGGCTCTATATGTAACGAGGCATATTTTGAAGATGCAGTAAAGAAAGCTAAGGCAAATCCCAGCATGATTAACAGCTTTTTACGTCTTCACCTTAACATTTGGACAAGTGCAGAAACGGCATGGATACCAGATGATATTTACATGAAGGGAGCAAAAGAGATACCTTACGACAGATTGCCGAGCTTACCAGCCTACGCAGGCCTAGATTTAGCTAGTACGCAAGACTTAACGGCCTTTGCTTTATTGTTTAGAGATGACGAAAACAAGTGCTTTTATCTCATATGTCATCAATTTGTCAATTCTGTAAAGGCTCACAGTAAAAAACTAGCCGCGGGTATTGATTACGTACAATATGCTAGAGATGGCGATATAACGATAACGCCAGGTAACGTAACTGATTACAGAATAGTAAAACAGCACATACTAGACGCCTGTGAAAAGTACGATGTAAGAGAAATAGGGTATGATCCGAAATTTAGCACGTACATAGTAGCCGAACTAGTAGAAAACGATATCACTATGCAACCAATGGCTCAAAATATTATGAGCATGAACGGGCCGACCAAAGAAATGGAGATGGAAATTATGAAGGGTAACGTAATACATGGCGGCAACAGATGCCTACGCTGGCAATTTGGCTGCGCAATCATCTATACAGACAATAATGAGAACAAAAGAGTAATAAAAGAGCAAAAGGAAAATAAGAAAGTTGATGGGGTAATTGCCTCTATTATAGCCTTAAATAGCTACGTACAGAACACTATAGATCCTGATCAAGATATTTTATTAGAAATATTTGACTTATAATTTGGTTTCTTACCGTTTTGTTTGTATAATACCGCGCGCATGAGTACACTAGCAGAAAGAATTTCGGGCTTGTTTCGTTACCGCCAAGGCAAATACGATAGCAACACAATAGCCCAGCAAGTAGGTTTATTTCCGATGACTAAAAGCGGAGCATCAATAAATGAAAATAGCGCCTTAGCTATATCTACTGTCTACGCATGTGTATATAAGATAGCTTCAACTATTGCAGCTCTAGGATTAGAGATATATGTAAAAAACGGCAAAAATGTTGAGGTTGCAAATATACACCCAGCAAGAGCCTTGGTTAATGATAAGCCTAACGAGGTACAAACGCCGTACGAGTTTTGGGAAACTATAGTAAGCTCTGCCCTATTGTACGGTATGGGCTACGCTATTATAGAGCGTGATGATCGAGGGCATGGAACTAGATTAATATACGTACACTACAATGACGTAGACCTAAAAGAGGTCAAAAATGAGAGGGTATATGTAGTAAAAGATTACGGAGTAGTGCGCCCAGAAAATATGCTAGAGATATGCAACCTTTTCCGCATGTCACCAATAAGATTACACAGGGAAAACTTAGGGCTAGCTAAAAGCGCACAAGATTTCGGCTCTGAATACTTCGGCCAAAGTGGACAAATGACAGGCGTATTAACTTCTGAGCAACCACTAAAGAAAGAGCAAATGGATATGATCCAAGGCTCTTGGAACAACGGCGCAGCAAATGCAGGCACTAAGCTGATGCCTTTTGGATTTAAGTATCAAAGGATTTCTATTGCACCAGACGAGGCACAGTTTATAGAAACTAGACAATTCCAGGCGCAAGAGATTTGTAGAATTTTTAGCGTACCAGCTGCATTAGTACAGTTGCCTGGACAGACTACATACAACAATGTAGAGCAACAAAATTTAATGTTTGCTCGCCATACTATTGTACCATGGACGAAGCGCATACAACAGGAGATAGATAGAAAGCTAATACCTTCATATGATAGACCAGCAGTCTACGCAAAATTTAATCTAAATGACCTTTACAGAGGTGATATGGATGCTAGGGCTGGGTTTTTTACTCAGATGCTATCTAGCGGAGTAATGAGCATTAATGAAGTGAGAGCTGATGAAGAAATGAACCCTATTACAGGCGGCGATATTCACACAGTTCAAATTAACCAGATTGCACTAGATAGGCTAGAGGCTTATAGTGACGCTGTATCAAATCAAAATAACGATGGAGGAAAAGAAACAGGAGAATAGAGAAGAACTAGAAACTAGAGCGCACTATAACGTAAGTGATAGCACTCTAGAGGTTAGGGCTGATAGTGACGAGATGATTATAGAAGGCTATGCGGCTCTTTATGATACAGAAACTAATATAGGGCCTTTTCGTGAAACTATAGCCAGAGGCGCATTTGCTGATGTTATGGAAAACGACGTCAGAGCGCTTTTGAATCATAATCCTGATTACGTACTAGGCAGAAGTGGTGCAGGTACGCTAGAGCTAATAGAGGATGACAAAGGGTTAAAATACAGAGTACACCTAGGAGAACAACAGTACGCTAAAGATTTATACGAAAGCGTAAAGCGTGGGGATATCTCACAAAGCTCATTTGCTTTTACTATAGCAGAGCAATCATGGAACGAAAAGAGAACCGTGAGAAGCGTGGATAAGGTAGCTAGCTTATTAGATGTAAGCCCAGTCACATATCCAGCATATAAAGAAACTGAGGGGCTAATTGCACGAAATGAGGAGCAAGAGCCAGAAGTAATAAACGTAGTTGAAGAATCAACAAACGAAGAAATAAAAGAAGTTAAAACAATTAAAAAACGTAAAAAAATGAACTTGAAAGAGTTAACAGAGTTACGCGGGAATTTTTACAATGAGCATGTATCTTTAGTAGAGAACGCTGAGAGTGAAGGCCGTGAGCTAACAAACGAAGAAGAAACTAGAGCAGACTACCTTGAAGGTGAGATTGAGCGTCTAGACGGTAAAATGAAGCGCCGCAAAGCACATGAGGATATGATTGCAAGATCTGCACATATTGGCGGAACTTCTGTATCTGAGGCAAAAGAAATCGACAAAGTAAATCGTTCTTTCTCTTTATCTCGTGCTATCCAGGCAGCTAGCTTTGGAAAGTCACTAGAAGGTGCTGAGGCAGAGTGGGCACAGGAAGCAGCAAAAGAGTACGGATCAAGAGGTCTACAGATGAGTGGACAAATCGGTATTCCATCTAGCGCTTTATATCGTGCTGGTGGTGCTGACGATTTCCAGGCTGATTCTGGAGATGGTTCAGGATACGTAGCTACTTCTGTACCTGGTCTAATTGAGGCGCTACGCGCTCCAACTATGGCTGAGAGAGTAGGTGTTACTACTATCAACAATGCTACAGGAAATCTAAAGTTTCCTAGAGTATCAAACAAAGCAGTAGGAACAGGCGAAACTGAGGTAAGTGCAGACGCAGCCTCTACTATGGAGCTTGACGAGTTAACACTATCTCCTACTCGTGTTGCAAATCGTACAAAGTTTTCAAAGCAGTTAATCCTTCAGGGAGGTGCTGGGATTGATAGCATGATTGCAGCAGAGTTAGCAGCAGGAATCAATGAAACTATTGATAAGGATGTATTTGCTAAGGCAGTAGCTGGAGCTGGTTACCAGGGTAACCTTTCTCACGGTTCTATTACAGCAGCTCACATCTTTGCAGCAGAGAAGGCAGTATTAGCAGCAGGTGGTGACTTGGGTAATGGTCAATTTGTACTATCTCCTACAGCTATGAGTGTTTTAAAGGGTGAGGCAGCAGTAGCTTCTATTAGCGCTTTAATGAATGATAACAGAGTTGATGGCTTTGCTACTCACTTCACACCAAACCTAGTAGATTCTACAGCAGATGAGGGAGATTTACTTTTCGGTGATTTTGCTAAGGGTATGGTGCTTGCATTCTTCGGAGGGGTAGATATCTTAGTTGATCCTTACTCGAATGCTGGGACAGCTCAGATTGCACTACACGTTAATAAGTTCTACGATGCAGATGTACGCCAAGCAGGCGCGCTAGCTCGTATTAAGGACTTCGTAGCATAATAGTTAGATGATAAATGGAAAGGGGCGGGTTTAGCGCCCGCCCTTTTTTTATACTTAAAACATGAAACTACAAGTAATAACACAGCCCACAGGTACGGATATCTTACCACTTTCAACAGCTAAAGAATTTTTACGCGTTGACTCAAGTGATGAGGATGCTACGATTACAGCGCTTATTAACGCTGCTGTCCAGCATTGTCAAGATTACACTAATAGGCATTTTGTAGTAAGTGATTTT